TGTTATAATGAACAAGATAAAAGTATTAAGCTACTTTAGCCCAGTTAGTATCATCTAAAGGATAAGCTAGGTTTACTTGCTCACCAGTCAATGTGATTTGGTATCTGTTTTTATCAGAACGAGCAGTACCAGCAGCACCATCAATTGTAGATACAAACAATCCGTAGTCATAACCTACCAAGTGACGAGTACCAGCAGCAGTCTCAACGAAAGCAACAATCTCAGCGTTAGGGCTAGATAGGTCTTCGAGAGCATCTCTGTTAGCTTCCGACATCTTAGGAAGTTCGATAGTGATTGTAGGAACAGCAGATACTGATCCGTCAGAAATAGTTTTTACATCGGTAAATGTAGAGAAACCATCTTTTAGGTTAAACTCGATAGATGCTAAATCACCATCAACATCAAGAGTAGCACCTGTAGGAGTAATAGTAACATCATCACCAGCGATAGCAATCTTGCTTTCTACAACAGATTTGTTCGCTAAGTAGACTTTTGTTAATCCTCCTAGTGCAATATCATCACAAGAGTAAGTGATGTCAGCAAGAGTTACGTTACAAGCCATTTGTTATTAGGTATTAAAAAGGGAAGGCGAACCTTCCCCTTTGTTATTATTCAGTTATTAAGCGATTTGCTGTCCAAGTACAATTTCACTACCTTTTAAGTAAGAGAAACCTAACTTGAAACGACCCCATAGGTACTCAGCATTTTCTTTAGCTTCGTATTCGCTATCGATAGCAGCTACATCATTGTAGTCATCAGTCAACATAACCAAGTTGCTTGGTGCTGTGATAAATAACTTATTAGCAGCCAAACTAGCAAGGTGGATAACCTCCATACCGTAGTAAGTAGGAATACGACCTTCTGCAATACCATCGCTGCTAGATAATGTCATAGAAGAAGCAAAGTCTTCAGCCATAGCAATTTGGAACGCTTGGTAAGCAACAGTACCTAAGAAGATAGCAGGTTTGAACTCACGGTCAGCATCGCCATAAACAGCAGATAACATAACGTCAGACATATTTTGGTAACAAATTTGCATTGCATCCAATATGTTTGAGCTAGATATAGTAGTTGCGTTAGTATCAGCATCAATAACGTCAGCATCAGCTTCCATCTCTGTTACCAAGTCAGCTCCTGCCAAAGTCAATGCTTTCTGAGCAGCCAATTTTGCGAAGTAGTCGTATACCCAATTACGGAACTCAACATCCATTGTTTCAGGATTGTGCTGTCCTTTTTTCAAGGCTACACCACGGTAAGAGTTCTCTAGAACGTGCTTACAGTTTTTGAAACCCCAATTAAAAGTTTGAACAGTCATTTCTTTCTCTTGGATAGATGCTACGTTGTTGTCAGCAAATTCACAATCGTCACCTGCTACAAATGCAGATGTAGAAACATCAAAAATTGGTACGTTTACTTTATTTTTTACACCGTCAATAAGTGTAAAGCGGTTAAGTACAGCCGCTGATTTTACCATTGCATCGATAAACAAATCTCTGCTACGGTCACCCCAAGCGTGGTCTTGAACCTCATTAGGATTTGATCCCGTTTTTGCGTCTAAAATTCCCATTATATAATAGTTTTAAAAAATTCGTTTTAGTTAATTTACAAAGTATTAATAAGTTCTAGGGAAGAACTTGTTAATAAGGTTTACTTTATCAGTAGTAATCTGCTTAAAGTTGATAGTCTTATCTTCTACTTCAACGACATCTTCTTCTGTCTGTTGTGCAGCGAATTGCTCTTCAATTTCTTGCTCGTTTACTTCTTCCTCAGCCTCAAAGTTCTCTTCTACCTCAGCAACTTCTTCAGTAACCTTCTCAGTAGCAGTAAACTCTTCTTCTACAGTTTCCTCAACCACCTCTTCGGTAGCCTCGTACTTCTCGTCTTCCTTCATCCCCTCTTTTTCTTGAGCCATATCGCCCATAGATTCGATGTGCTTTTGAATCATTTTTACAGCAGATTTTAAATCCTCTACTCCTGCAAACTTTTCTTCAAAAGATGTCAATGATGATAATAGAATCTCATTTTCAGATTCTAATGCTTCGATACGCTCCTGGAACTTATTAGTCATTGCCTCAAATTGAGCCTCCAACTTACCAAGTTCTTTAGCAAATGAAAATTCAGTCATTTCTTCTTTATTTGTTGGTGTTATATTAGCTGCAATCTCAATAGAGAAACCATTTATCTCTCCGTCTTTAATTGCATTGAATAATTCGTTAGACTCAATTTTAGCCTTTACGAATACTGTTCCGTTTGGAAGATCAAACCCGTAGTCCTTAGACTTATCGTTATCGGATTCCTTCATCCAAATCTCTAGCATCACAACATCGTTAGTATCGTTTTCGTGCTGTATGCCAAATTCGTTAAACAACCCCTTCTTGGAGTAGTTGTACATTATCTCTCTAATTGTTTCTTCAGTAAAGCGTACATAGTAGTAACCATTCTCAGCAGACTGTCTTAGAATCTGCTTGTTAGGAATCATTATTGGTCCAACCACCTCACGCTTCTCATCGTTAGCAAACATCTCAATGCTTTGCTTAGAGAAATAAATAAAGTTTTCTTCAATAGCAGGTTTGTCTACAAGGGATATTTTATACATCCCTTGCTCAAAGTCCTCTAATGTTATGTCATATAATGGTAAATCTTTGTCCATTACTTTTTTGCTTTTTTATGCCACTTAGGTAGCAAGTCGTTATCTTGAACATACTTCTTATTCTGTGGGCTTCCGTTTTTTAATAAGTATAAAAACGCATTTAGTCTTGCGAGACCCCATTGCGCTGCACTTGTAACCTTTGGGCTATGGCTCGTGTTGTATGCACCCATACCTCTAAGAACCACTTGCTTTGCTGCACCCATTCCAATCTTTTTGTCAGGGTACTTTTCATTGTATTTATCTACCTTAGACTTTATAGACTTAATAATCTTTGGAGATAGCTTTCCACCTTTTCCAACACCTTTAGGATTCTTTTCAGGAGTATCACTCTTAGGTGCTTTGGGAGACTTCTTAACGCTACCATCTTCTCCTTGAGTAGCGTAATCTTCTTTCTTCTTCGGTTTTTTAGCCTTGACTTTTCTATTGCCATACGGGAGGTTATCGATGTCAACACTAGCCTTAACTGTTCCTTCTCGGATTGATTTAGCTTTTCTAATCGCCCAATTAACGCCTGAAGTTCCTCCCCACCCCAGCCAAGCGACATAGCCTCGATCTTTCCAAGGCGTGTCCTTATACTTAGGGTCAATCTCAGCGTTTTTTCTATGGCGGTTAAACGCAGCCATCCTAGCGATAGTATCATACGATAGTTTCCTCTTTGATGCTAATTGTCTTGCACGAGTCCACCCTATAGAAGTCATTCCTTTAACTTCCTTACCATACTTCTCTTTCCACTCAAGAACCTTCTTGGCGTTGTTAGTAGCAGATTGTGGGTAGTCGTTGTAAGTAGCCATTTGTATAATCTACAATTATTTAAGTATACCTTTTACTGTTAAGTATGCATTGTCTTCATAAACTTCTCCCTCAACACTTTTAATGACTATGGTATCCGGAGTGATTCTCGATGCAGTAAATTCTTTAAGCAAGAATTCTAAATCAGCTAGTTCTCTTGTAGGTATTACCATATCAAACTCTATACTAGGGCTGTCACTATGTTTAATCTTTTCATCATCAACATAGAAGTCGTAGTAGTCGGTAGTGTTACCGCTAGTATCTTCTGCTAACAAATCCCAATTTGCTGTATTCTTATTAAACAACCTACCGTTAAAAATGTGTTGTACTCCTATTGGGTATATACGCTGTGTTTGAGTTTCTAAAAGTGGTCTTTGATATTGTGTCATAGATATAGGTGTTTTAATATACGTTGTGAATAATGGTTTATCCACATACGCAAACTTCAATCCTATATCTTGATGCCTTGTAAATACATTGTTTGTGAAGGAAATTTCTCTAGAACTCACACCACCAGAATTTACATTCTCACTCACCTGGTTACCTAGATAATCACCTGCTATAGACCTATATAATACACCGCTTTTTAGGTTTACAACTAAATCAGATATACCTTCAGGGTTTATCTCTTGTGTTGTAGAACCTGTTGTTAATCCATCTTGATTTTCTTTATCGTAGAAGTGTCCGAAGTCTTTGTTGTTAAGAGTAATATTTTTAAACTTATCGCCTCCTATAAGCAACCTAACAGATTTTAAATCATCGATGTATTGGTTAATATTTTCTGTTCCTGACCTAGCATATTTTAGCGGGTCTATCCTTAATATATTTTCACCTGTAACACTATCGAATTCGTAAAACAATCCGCAATTAAAACGCTTACATATTGCTAATAATATATCAAAAGGTTTTAGTGTAGCAGTATTTTCTAACGAGCTTTTTATGTTGTAGACATCAGAAAATCCAGTTTGTACATCGTCATCAAAATAAAGATTGTAATCTTGATTAGCCTTAAATGTAAGATTTAGATTGTCGTGGTCTGTGCTGCTTGTAATAGTTTTTCTAAGTTCTTCTTCTCCTGCATCTGCAGTAACTATAGTATTTGCATATTTTGTATGACTATCGTGTTCATCTACTGTTGTTGTTCTAGTAATACTTAGTGTGCCACTTACAGGCTCTAAGAAATAATTTGTACTGTATCTACTCTCACCATTAATTAATAATTCCTCACCACTAGGTATATATAGTGTAGGTATTGTAGTCCATTCTAAAGCATCGGTATAACCTGTTTGTAAATCAGGTGTACTAGGACTTAATATTACAAAATGTGTTTTATCAGTATCTGACCAAAAGTGATGATTACCATTCTGACTGGTGTCTGTTTTTTCACTACCTCCTTGTACTGCTGTAGCATCCGATGCATCAAGTTCTATAGGGTCACCATTAACATCTTCTAATCGTATTTTCTTTATAGGAAATCCATCTTCATAAACACCTAAAAACATATTAAACTTCATAGTAGATGCAGAAGGGTCTATATCTTGAACCATCTTATCATCTTGAATCAATGGTATATCGTATTTTAAATGGTCTATACTAGCATTAAGACTACCGCTATCGAATGTGATAGCAGCGTTGAAAGACATATGTGGTGCAAAAAACCCTTGATCCCCTGCTGTAAAAGCAGAAGATGTAGCTGTACTTGGGTCACTAGGGTAGTAATACCTTCTGATATGTCTGCCATAAGCAGTATTTGCAGGTACAGTAGCCACATCACCTATAGTGTTGTAATTACCGTGTGTCTCAGCACCGTAGTAATAATCTGTAACTATCAACTTACCAACGGTAGGGTCATCCCTCTTAAAATCAGTAAACATATCCTCATTGATACCAGCACAATAAGGCATTTGGTTTATCTCAAATTCTCTAGTATTGACAGTTTGTTTAGCCTGTAACTTTGAAGGGATAAGCATATGTAACTTTTCTGCTTCAAAATCGGGAATAGCTTCTGTAATATTTAGTCCGAACAAAGAACTATCTACCCTAGTCTCAAATCCCGAATCCGTTAAATACCTTCCTAAGTATTCTAAGAATAACTTTACACTAAATACAGGAACGAATCCTGTTCTATCCATACCTGCGCCATACTCCGTAAATTGTCTAGCACCATATCCGAACTTATCCAAGTCCCCACAAAAGTCTATATAAGGGAAGATAATAGGTCTGGTGTATGAAGGGTTGGTATTTAATGTACCTGCTTCTCCTCCGGTGGCTACCGTATCTTTGAAAGTGTTAAATGTATTATCTGCGTTATAGTATGTTTTATAGGCAGCGTTTGTAGAATTATACAAGGTAGATAGTGATACATCCTTTAGGTCATTAATAAACTTGCTAATGAAGTCTATCATCTTAACATCTATGTAAGGCTCATTGCTATTATACTCTATAGATGTGACATTAAGCATACCTCGTATAACCGTATTTGTTGTACCGAAGGTAGTTAGTTTAAAGAAATAGTCTCCCTTTGGAAAATCATCCTTATCAGAAGTAAACGGATCGTAACCAAATCTATTTGCAGTTTTGTTGAGGTCAGTTAAAGGTATCTTTAAAGTGGTAAAGAAAGGTAGCTTTACTGAATCTACATCTAGATTGTCGTAGAAGTCTACGCTGTATTCTAGTTCCGAATCAGGAAACAAGTCTACAGAATAAAAAGTTGTGTTGTCCGTACTTATCTCTAATTTGAAATCCATACTATCGTGTTGCGATATTAAATTCTAATGAAGACTTAAACTTGTTATTTAAAGTTACAAAAGTATCCTCACCGAAAGATACTAAGTAGGCTACCTCGTCACAATCGTCTTTAAAAACTGTCCAAGTAGTAGTGAGTAATGTTTTTATATCACCGTTAAATACCCTCCTCTTATTGTCTGTAATCAACCTAAAGTCTAACGAGGTCTTGTAAGGTCTATAACTTTCGGAGTACGTGGATACGCTTACTAAATTTTCTATCCTGTAGCTTTTCACATCTTCGGTTAGCAGGTCGTTAACCACATCGAAATTGTAAGCAATGGTAGGCGTAAATGATGCTGGTATGCTTGAGTATATATTGGTATCTACATTGAATGTTGTACCTGTATTTGTACATACACCTACCGCACCTTGAGTGTCGGATATTTTAAAGTATGCAACATCACCCACATCGGCAATATCGTTAGCAGTAGTTATCACACCGTTAGAAAATGTACAAGCACCTGTGTTAGCTGCTGATGGACTATTTAGCCCTAAGAATTTAAAGTTACCCATTATATTCTATCGTTTCTGTCTCTTAGTCTACGCTCTGTTTCATTGCTTCTAAGGTCTTTGCTAGACACAAAAGCTCTTACAGGCTTACTCGTTTGTATTGCTGTTGAGGTAGTAGCCTCCGCAATAGCCTTTAGGTAATCTACACTTTCGTTAGCTTGTGCAGATACTAAACCACCTTGAGCGAATTTATATGCTCCAGATAATGGTCTAACCTTTTGAGAGTCGTTTATCCTCTCTAATAAGTCTCTATGCATAGAGGTAGCTCGTTTGTTTACTATAAACTCTCCACCTTCCATCTCGTAGCCTCCTTGACCTTGAACAGTAAATGGCACACCACCTTCTGCGTGGCTTGGACCGCTTACCATACCCCCTTGCTCAAACTGCTTAGGGAAGAACTTTCTTTGGTTGATAGCAGCTATCTCTGCTCCAAATGCAGTAGTCGCTAAAGCTCCTGTAATAGCAGCCTTTGTTAGTACACTTACAGGATCAGCAGTTTTGTCGTAAGCGATAAGCGTAGGTACAATAGATGCTAAAGCCACTAGGTAATCTATTCCTGCATCTTGTTTATCTTTCTTCTTTTCAGAATCAAATATCTTTTTATCTATACTGTTCTCCTTAGCTATCTGCGCTCTCCTAAGTTCTAATTGTTTTGTTCTAAATTGAGATTCAGTTATTAGCTGATTGTCTAATTGAGATTTTAAAATATCTTGTTCGACAGAATATCTTTGTGCTATAGCATCTTTCTCCGAATCAAGCCTATTCCTAGTGTTCTCAAGAGCTGTCTCATTAAACGCATCTATAGCATCCGTTGCTGTCTTTACAGAGTCTACTATAACATCCCCCCAATCAAGGTCTTTAAAGGCTTCTTTAACCTTATCTAAGAATGTAGGAATAACTATATCAAAAGGTAGAGGTGTTGCTAATTCTATATCATTATCTACTTCTACTTTAGGTGCTACTTTAATTGGTAATTCTATCGTTTCACCTACATCTTTTGGTAAAGAAACACTTATGCTTTCAGCAGTCTTTTTTAAAGTCTTTGTTAGTTCTTTTACAATTTCTGAATCTGCTCCAAACCTTTTTGTAGCTTCTGCTATAATATCTTCAGCACTCCCAAAAAATCCGTTTAATAAGTCTATTTGACCAATTGCTGTATCAGAGCCAAAAATAGCTTCTTCTGCACCCTCAACAGTTAATCCTGATATAGCTTCTTCAGTTTCTTTAATTCTGCTTAACAAATCAGATAATTCTGTTTTAAATCTATCTTGAGCTTCTTTATCAGCCTTCTTTCTTTGTGATGCTAATGTTTCTTCAGATACTGAAAGTTGACCTGTATTTACTGATTGTTCTTTTAGTAAAGCTACTCTTTTCTCAAGTATTTTTATCCTTTCAAGCTCTTCACTAGTAGGTACTTGATTAGACCTTAATCCTTCTAATTCATTAGAATATCTAACTATGTCTATATTTATTTGTTTTTGTAGATGAGCCTTTTCTTTATCTACTTCAACGCCTTCTCTTGTTAATTGAAGTAATCCTTCGTATTCTGTCCTATATCTTTGTACAACATCATTGTTTGCTTCTTGTGATATAAACGCTTCATCTAATCCTTTAGATTGTTGGTATAACAAGTCTACAAGCTCTCTAGTGGTAGTTAATAATCTTAACTGACCTCTACCTGTTTTTTCAGTTGCTATTTCAAATGCTTCTTGTAAATCTTTTCCTTGTCTTAAATAAAACAATAAAAGTTTATATGTATCATCAATAGTTCTTTTAGAAAAGTCTCCTTGCTCTCCAACAAATTTTATCGCTTTTCCTAAAGCCATAACATCTGTTATAGGGTCATCCTCACCTTCAGAAAATTGCCTTAAAGCATTAACTAAATCTTCTGTAAATTCTTTTGTTTCTTTTGTTTCGTTGGCTAAAATCTTATATGCACCAGCTAAACCAGCAGCTTCTTTATCAAGTATTGCTATTAAGTTTATAAAAAAGTTGGTTTGAGTAATAACCTCTCCTAAATTAGTGGAAAACTTATCGTATGCCGATGCTAGTAAATCTAACTGACCTTGAGTAGTAGCCATTTGTTTTGCATTAGCTATAAACAACCTATCCGATTGAGTTAGTTCTTGAGACAACTGTTTAAACTTCTCTACATTCTCTCCTAATACTAACGCTTGAGATGCACCTGTCTTATTGAACAATTGCACCGCCTCGGTAACGTCTAAGTTTCTATTTGCTATATCCTCTAAGAATTCCTTAAAAGGTCTACCGTCTTTCGCAGCAGTAATGAAGAATTGCCTTAGACCTGTACCTGCCTTATTTGCCTTGAAACCATTATCTGCTAAGATACCTAACAAAGCTGCCGTTTCTTCAAAACTTACCCCTAACTGCCTACCTAACGGTCCTACATATCCAAGTGCTGTACCTAAGTCCTGTAAAGTAAGTGCCGATTCATTTACCGCACCCGTAAGGATGTTTGCAAATCTATCCGCTTCTTCCGATGTAGCTTGGAATTGGTTTAATGTTTTCTTTAATGTTGCTGCTACACCTCCAGGTTCTTCACCTAACGCTTGAGATAACAATGCAATAGGCTTGGTGAGATTCTCTATTTCTGTAACTGATGAACCTAACTTGGCTAATTCTTTTTGCAAAGATACTACCTCCGTTGCTGTTAGTGAGGTAACACCTGCTACATCAAAAACTACTTTTCTTAATCTTTCAACCTCTTGTGATGTGAGTCCTGCTACTGCCGCTAAGTCTCCTAATGATTTCTCCAATGCTATAGCCCTCTTAGCTGAACCTACAGTAAGCTCCCTAAATGCACTTAATGCTAAGTTTAATACTTGATAAGCACCATAAAAGGAAACAATAGTTTTTAAGTTCTTGCCTATATTACCAAAAAAACCTTTACTAGCCTTGTCTGCTTTTTTAGTTCGTTGCTCATTCTCTTGCAACTGCTTATTCATCTGATTCACTCCCTTGGAAGCAGTATTCATCTCCTTACCAAGATCACGAGTACTACCAGTAATCCTAGAGACTATCTTGTCTAAGTCAATAAGACCCTTACTAACCTCACGAACCGCTTTAGCTAGTTTATTTAAAGCATCTTTTAGAAACTGTATTCTATTACTTTGTTCTGACATTTTATAATTTACTTAACATTTTTTGTAGCTTGAGATTTACAACTGCATAGGTGTAGTCATCATAATCTCTAAGGTATCTTAAAAAGGCTCTATCTAATGCCCCATTTAGTCCTTGCTTACCTTTCAGCACATCCAACCATCCGGATGCTCTAATACCATCCATTTGTATCTTTTTTGTTATAGGTGTTGCAAGAGCATTAGCAATCTTATCCGTAATTTGACTTCCTGAGAAATACCTAGTACCCTGTCTTGGATTCCATAGAAACCATTGTGTACTCGGATACCTTCTAGACTTGTCTATTATCCATTGCTTTATCTCATCCCTATCCACAACTTGAGGCTTACCTCCTTGGTCTAACAAGTCACCGTACTTCTCCATATCTATCCTCACAGATACTTGGTCGATACCGATGCCTAATCCTAAATACGGGTCTACCTTTAATTTAGAGATAATATTTCCACCCCATACCGTTTGTCCATCCTTAGAAGGTTTAATGCTTCCTTTTAGATTACCAGTAACATCGTGGATGTATGGCTGACCGTCTAAAGCTGTTCCCTTTAGGTTGTTCTTTAGCTTATTGATAATCTTGAGTCTGTTCAACTCTTGCTGTAAGTAGAATCGTATAGCACCCTGTTGCTGATTTTTCGCAGCACGAGGGTTTTTCATTCTATTTACCTTAACAGCCATTAAACGTCAATATCTCTTACATAAGGATTTCTCCCCACAATAAATGTAGCACCGCTAATCGCTGAGGTAATGTTGTAATCATCTGCCGAGAATCCTCGCATATTAACCTCCTGGAAACTTTGTTCCCCATCAAGGTTTTGCTGAAAGTAATCTTGCAATTGCCCCATAACAAATAGATTCTCTTGATTGGAATTCATTAAAGCTATAGGGTCATCGGAAGGTATCTTATCTACAATGACCACATTGAACATCACATCGTAAACAGGGCTACCCTCATCTCTAGAGATATTTGCATCCTCAAGTGCTATGTATAAACCTCGGTGATCGACTTCAATCGTTTCTAAGTCATCTAAAGAATTGAGTAGTTTAAACTCATTAACCATAGAATGACCCTCTCCGAATGTTTTGAATAAATCGTAGATGGTAACTAAATCGTTCACAATAATCTTTTTATAATTTACAATTTACGCTGTGCTTGTTGTTGACGTTGCCTAGCAGATTCAATCTTATTCCTTTGCGCTAAGAAACTCATTTCGGGTAAAACAATACCCATAGGCAACATATATATCTCCGAATATTTAGTGATATCCTCTTTCGCTAACATTCGCACCATAGAATACCAATACCATTGTTGGTTAAAAAGCATCTCAGCCGTCTTGTCTTCAATTATCTCTTCTTCTTCGTCCTCTTCCTCCATAGCATCATAGAAAACCCCTGAGAAGTCCTTAAAAAGAGTTTTGTTTCTATCGTTCATAAAGTTTTCTAGAATCCAATACACTTCTCTAACATCCATATTCAGGATATCCTCTTGATTTTTCTTCTCAGCTTCGATATCTTCATTGTCAAAAGAATCGTGTTCTTCGGGCCTTATGACTAATTTAGCAATCTCAAGGTCTACTAAGTGGTCAGGGAGTTTAGTCTTGCCAGTTATTATCTGCTCCAACATAATAAACTGCCCCAATACTATGCTGTTAACGCTTGTGTACACCTTCTTTTTAGTATTAGGCTTCCTAATCTTTTCTTTTATAGGGTAACACTCATTCAATCCCCTACTAAAATCCAAGTAGTCTATAGGTTTCATACTCTCTAGGAAGTGTTTTGCTGAACCGTGTACACTGATGGACTGCATCATATCAATGTGCTGACGTAATTTAATCATAAAAATGTTGTTATGCCACCATCCTGCTCCTCTTTGGCGCAATAGGCAGTAATGGCTAAAGACATCACACAATCATCGTGC